AGAAAGATGTTCGACTAAACTTATTGCTTCTTGTAAAGAATCTGTACTAGTTATTCTTAATGAAGATTGTACAAAATCAATTTTGAACGAACCATAAATTGTATAGAATGGCTCACCAACAGCTTCAGTATCGTCCCAATAATCTTCTATGCTTTTAATACTCTCAACAACAGTACCACCTTCATAGTCACTAATCTCCCTTTCTGTCTCAATTTTATAAAGTCTAAGGTTAGATGAATTATTGCCAGTATTCAAACAATATCCTTGATAAAATCTATTTTTGGCTATCATGATATTTCCTATACAATGGGACAACAGTATTTTGGTCTACATAAGGATTATTCTGAATTCGCAAATCAAACAAGTCATTATGCTTATTAGTTTTAGCCCAAACAACTGGAGTCTCAAAAGACTTTCTATAACACTCTAGTTCTTTTTTGAGTTTTTTAAGTTCATCCTTAGCATTATTAACCCAAAAAATATCAGCACCACTTGACCAAGCAAAATCAATAAGAGTGTCCAAAGGATTAGAATTCTTTTCGTTATCAGAAGGCATCATCATACAAAACCTATTCTTGTTTTATCGCCAAGTGTAACTTCTATTTCGTTTGGAGCAAAAGAGTGGGTTGAATATGAGCGGCTATTCCACCACCCACACTCATATGTAATATTATTATCTCCATGAATATTAATACTAACAATTGTACCATAAACATCATCTGCCAGCTTAACTTTGCTTCCGATCTTATATAGTTCTAGAACATTTTTACTCATAGTTTTCCTTTTATTTAGAGATCTTCTTCATCAGAACAATCATAATATCCAGTGTCATATCCTTGTTCATGGCCCATAATATAAGCAGCTTTCAGCCACTTAATTATATCGTCTGTTCTTTCTTGTTCAACTGCAACTTTTACATCGTCCAACATTCGGTCAATTCTTGGGCCGAATCCTTCGTTTTGATTGATCCATTGGTCGAATGTCATAAATTTCTTTCAGTAGGAGCAGAGGGGATCGAACCCTCACTGTATGGATTTTCGTACTACTATAACTTTCGTTACCATTACTGTTTGTAGTCTGGACTTTACCTTAACCATAGTTTTCACTTTAGGTTCCTGCCGTCAAGTCTCTACACCTTCATATTACTATGCTTGGCTCGGTATTAGCAGTTAAGCCTTCACCGAATTTGACAGGTTCTACTTTAAAAATTTCTCTTTAAGCACTCAATTTAACGAAAAAAGTCCATTGCCTCTGCCTAATTGGGCTATGCTCCCATAACACTTCCGAACTACATATCATAACAATTAGTTAGATTTTGTCTATGTTGTCTCTAACAATATTTATGAGTGATGTAGTTGGAAGCATTTGGTTTAAACTAAACTCAGCCGTTAGTATGAGCCTTGAGGCGACGAACAATGTCGGCCATAGCCTCAACATTATCAACCGTCTTAACAGGCTTCTGACGCTCCATAGCGGGAAGTTCAACACCCTTCTTAGATAGAGCCGCCTTTGTACGAGCATATCGTGCCATCGTACTAGCAATCTTCTGACCAGTCTTAGACGCAATCTCAGCATACGTCTTGCTGGAAAAAACCGCCTCAAGGAACTGCTCATCAGAACAACGAACACGACTCTGCTTCTCAACACTAGTAACTTCAGCCATAATAACCTCCAAAATCTTAAATCCAATCGACCCTTAGTCAGTCACGCGACCGAAACCTCTGATCGACTCATTCATTCTACAGTAGAGTATCGTCTTTGTCAAACGGAACCTTGAAAATTTTTCCTTGCACAGAGCAATTTTATTTCTTAGTCAACAAAAATACCATCAAACTCATTTTTTAAAAACTGTCTTATAGGCTCTGCGTCTGGATGATTTAAAAGAGCCTTCTGTAGTCTATCTTGTTCCCTATTGACGAATTCTGGTACAGCAGCACCAATACTAAAAACCCGTTCAGAACGAATAAGATTATATTTAATAAATGCTTTAAACTGAATATCATTATTCCAAAATAAAGGATCATGTTCTTTTATCGCTATGGCTAAAGCCACAGAATATATACTAAATTCTAAAGCTCCAGAAACAGCATTGGTTTTTTGTAATGGCTTTTTTCTTTCAAAGTCATCAACGGCACATTCAGCACCAAGAACATAACAGTTCCATTCATCTAATAAATATGTCGGAGTATCGTCCCAATATGCTAATTGATCTATTAAATAAAGCTTATATCTAGATGATCTTAAAATTTCTGGAATATATTTTTGTACATGACGAATCTTGATATTTGGATCATCTACTATAGCCACTTTACCATTTAAGCAATAAAATCCATTAACGGATTTTTTAAACAACGGCTTAAACTTTTGTCTTAATTCGTTATGTATACCATGTGCAGTTTCATGTACATTAGTATATCGTCCGTCATGATCGCCATGAGGCTCTTGTTTGGAGTGACTTAACACATCACTATAAATATCATTCTCAATGTATTCTCTATATTTTGGTATAGTTAATAAATCTAAAGACTCATTTTTTTGCTGTGCTACTTGAGGAACTATAGCAGAGTAGTCTTGTGCAAAAGAATACTGCTGTTGAATAAAAAAGAATAAAAATAATAGAGGCAAAAACATAGTATACTCCATATTATCCGTAATATAGAATACACTAAAAAGTATACTATTCTTCGTTAGGCAGTACTAAGGCTAATAGTATATAGATCCAAAATACTAAACTTCCAGTAAATATAGTCCCTAGCACAAAGAGGATTCTGACTAAAGAAACGTCTAGATTAAGCCACTTGGCTATGCCTCCACAAACCCCAAATAGTGTTTTATTTTTAGATTTATATAATTTTGACATATTATTTTTCAGTTTTTAATGTAATTTTTGTAATAATATAGTTTGGCTTCTCAGAGTCTATTAAATCTATGGATATAATTTTACCACGACCTAAAAAATCATGACCTATATGTAGAAGTGGACCTCCATCGAAATCTATATAACTAATGGAATACTCGCTTTCACCACCAATTTTGGTATTATCTGAATTTCCTTCTATAAAAAACTGACTATCATTAATTTGGGTAAAAGTTATTTTTTTTCCACTTTTGCACTTTGGCAAATTAGACACAAACTGCCTCACCATTAAGAACTAAATCTCTATTATTTTCAGACGTTAGATTTATAAGAACGTCTTTTAGTCTATCATTTTCAGTTTCAAGCATATTTATGATATTTTTTGCTTGGTCTAGAGCAAGCTGTAGATGTTTAACTTTATTAGCAAGTTCATCAGCAACATAACTGTTCATACTCTTGACTACCATAGTAACCTCCTGTGGTAAATGGCTAATAAGATATACACCATTATGAATTTAGGTTAAGACTATCTATAAAATTTTTAAGACCAAGAAGATGATTATTTTTTAATACCATTTGATCTGAGTATGGGGTTTTATTATATAAAACCTGCCAACAGTACCGTAATCTCTGCCATAATGACATTTTTGATTTAAAACCACTACCTGATTCGTATATGGCAAGATCAGCAATTCCTAGTTCATTATCATATTTTATTACTAATACTTCACTATCACAGTCGCAAAGCATATAAAAAATCTTATTTTCGTTTAGATTTGTTATGCTTGTCATCTTTTTTCTTTCTAAAAATTCTTTCATAGTTTTTGTCCCAAGTTTCTTGAGAGACTAAACTAACTCGTCTTTTAGAACCTTTGCCGTTTTGACTCATTTAACTCTCCTGACTCTTATTATACAGGAATAGACTTCTCCTCAAAGACGTATGACCAATATCGTGAATCAGTCTTATTTTGTTTAGCGTCCCAAAAAATACATCTAGCGATATAAAGAGGAACATTAAGTTTTCCGCAATTAATACTCCAGTGTCTCTCCATTTTCTTATACAAAGACAATCCAGTTTTACTCTGATATGTAAGGGTTTTCATACCGTACAATTCAAGCATATGAGTATCTCCACAAAATACTCTACATTCATTAGGATGAATTTGTTCCAAAGAAAACGAAATTTTGGCAGAACCTAGTCCGCTAATCTTGTCTACGATACTATCTCTCTTTTTTACATGACCTTTCTTGGCTGTAAAATAGAAATCTTTAGGGTTAGCCCAAAATTGGTCTTTGAAAGCCCAAATAAACTTTGTTCTATTATTATAAAGTCCACAACCACTATTCTTAATTTTCTCTCTTAGAGTCTCCTTGTTATCCATCCAATCGCTAAAATTTTTGATAGCATTATACCCATTAACATTTGATTTCCATGTTGTATGGACGCTCATAAAGCTGAACAGATAGCGGCGAAAAATATCGTCATTATTTTGTGGACGAACACTTTCCCAATAATCCTTATAGGCCACAACCTTATCTTTAGGAAAGTTCTTAAAAAATTCGTCGGCTTTACTGGTACTCATAACAACAGGCTTTTTCTCAACAACAGCTTCGCTCATAATTTCTCCAAAAAGTGTTTCCAACGTATGCTACCATTCTACATTCCAGTTATCGTCTTGTCAAGACCCGTTTCTTTAGTTTCCTCTTGCTTCGGCTTCTGAACATATTTTATAAGAGGACATTCTCCTTGAAAAGATTTTGCTTTATGATTTGTTTTCCAAGTTGGGAGTTTACCAAATGTTTTTGTCTTTTTCCTAAATTTTATTTTTCTATATTCTGGTTGATGTAGAATTTCTACAATCTCTTCTTGTTCTATTCTTCGTTTTTTTTGATACTCTGTTTCTTTGTTTCTTAGTTGTTCAATAAAATAAGGATGTCTACATATAATTTGTTTTAATTTATCGCTTGCTTCAGGATGTTCAAATAATGATTCTATTATAGGTCTATGATTGTTTAAATATTTTCTGATTTTTTTTGCGCTTTTTCTATTATATCTACGAACCGTATCGGTGATAAAATCTTTTCTACTTTCCTCAGTACATTGTATAAGTGTTTTGCAATGATGTTCTCTTTTGTTTTTATTAATATAGTAATTAGTATTATATCCAGATCGTTTCTTTTTTTTCTTTTTATGCCCTTTAATAAAATTGTCAATATCATCTCTAAGAGATTGTAGTTTAGATTTGGGTTCTTCTGTTAGTTTTTTTTCTACAGCTTTTTTAAGTAAAATAGAACGCTTATGCTTCTTTTTCTTATTGTTTTTGGGCTCTAATATTCTATCAGAACCATACCCAATGTCTGTATTAAATACTTTGGCCCAAATCTGCCATTCATCTAAAGTATTTTGGGTATATTGGGTAAATAATTGGTGTAGAAGAGTTCTTTTTTCTGAAAGTCTTTTGCTTTGTTCTACAAAATTATGGTGCGGCTCACATAATGTAATTAATTCATGCTGATCTCCCTGACCAAGCATAATAGCTTTAGTATAATCTATGTGATGAACTATTTTAGATGGATTACCACAAATCTGACAGCATCTTCCATCTCGCTCTAAAATGATTTGTCTTATAGACCACCATAAACGAGACTTTATATAAGCCTCATAACTTCTGAAACCTAGTTCCTTCCAGATAGCCACCATCATCAAGTATCCCTGACGCTTCCATGCAAAATCTTAAAAGTAGGAAATCTTAGACTAATGCCACCCTCTTGATTCTTGCTCTCAGCAAAATACTGGACGGTTATAATTTTTCCAAGAATCTTTTTTGGATGTTTATAAAAGTCTTGACGCTGCTCAATAGTAAAGCCAGACCCTACTCTAACATCATAATTTTTATGCTTAATGGTTACACAACTTAACATGGTTTCCTCATGCTCTTTTCCATTAAGAACATATCGGAATGGACCCATTTCAGTATCAACTACTTCATACTCATCATCAAAAAACTTTTTAACTTTGAGTAGGTCTTTGGATCGCTTACCTTTATATGGTTCGTCTGCTCGTAGCATAACTCCTTCCCAACCATAATCGGAGGCTTCTTTAACCCACTCTTGAAAATGCTCATCATTATGAATCAATTCTTGTTCAAGGAGGGTGAGACATGGACATTCATTCTTAGTCATAATCTCTGTCAAATTTGCCAAACGAATAGAATAAGGACGATTCTTCTCGCCTTTCTTGCTATAGAATTCATCGTGACTAATCATATCAAAAATCTTAAAAGATGGATTAGGAATAGTATGATCCTTCTTTTTCAGTTGTTTCATAATTCCTTGAAAATCCTCATTACCATCTTCATCAACTAGACAAAGTTCTCCATCCAAGACTACATTAGTAATACCCAAAGCCTTAATACCGCCCCTAACAATATCCAAAGTCTCAAACTCTTTTCCCGTGCGGGAATAGAAGGTAGTATCACCATTAGCATCAACAATAGCAATACATCTAGCACCGTCAATCTTTCTGCTAACATACCATCCATCCTTCCAGTCAACAATTTTAGGCTCGTATTTATCGGCAAGAGCCACACTAAATTCTGGAATATGATCTGAGATTGCTTTATTTATAATCTTATCCCCAGCACGGGTTTTCAAGTCCTTGTCAATAATACAGTGAATCAGTTCCTCGTATTCTGAATAATGTTCAATAAAACTATTAACAGCAGATATAGCATCATGCCCGGTAATCTGTCTGCTTTTAAGAGCATCCAGTAGATCAAAGAAATTTTTATATTCATTCTTTCTGGCTACAAGATGATTCTTCTTCTTGAGATTATCACTAGTGACATTGTATTGCCACAATGGATGATAGGTATAAAGCAAAATATTCTTAGCGAAAGATGCTGCGGCACTATTGTGTCCGCAATAATCCAGAATAATACCTTCCTTATCCTTGGTGCTACTAGTGGCCCTAAGATCACGAACCATTCCCCAAACATAATCAAAATCGTGAATCATCTTTTTTCTCCTGTGTGTTCCAACATCATATCACGACACAACCCTCTTGTCAAGTATCGTCTAATCGTCGTCGTTTCTTGAACACAATTGCCATATATTGTACCAGATCGCTTCCAGAAGTTTGAAACCAACAAGGGAATATAGCATGAACTATTAGACATAAACCAGCAACCAAACAAACAAATCCATAGAAAACAGCAAATTTAAAATGTTCATAATATGTCATATTGTTATGTTTTAGATGATCAATCCATTTTCTCTTTAAATTCATAAAAGTACAATTCCTCCTCGCTCTCGCTTATCCATCTGCTTCCCGTATGTTCACAACTAAATTCCTGACTAAAAACTTTCCAGTTAGGTTTGATATCAAAATTCTTGCAAATAAAAGCACCACCATCCATCCATAAAACCCTGTTATTTGGTTGCATAAAATACTGTCCATTTTCACCTTCAAAAAAATGACCGCACTTATGACCAGCAGGCATTTCTCCGTAACCAAAATTATACTGTGGCCCTAAACACCAGTCAATAGTAAACATATACTTAGCTTTATGTAATTTTTTATTCTTTAGCAAAATATTTGCTGCTCTATTTTTTGTATATTCAACAATAGAAACACTAGCATAATAACTCATACTATCCCAAAGCTGAATCCAGTCTAGTGGAAAATCAGAACCACCCTTATCATATGATTTTAAATAATGTATTGGAACTCTGGCGTGTTGACTGCCATATTCTGTCATAACGCTAAAAAGTCCACATCTTTGCGGTATACTTGTGAAACTAAATACTTCTACTGGTATTCTTTCGTTATCGATATGTGGTTTCTCGTCATATAAAAAGCCCGTATCAAGAAAAGAATGGAATACTGGAATATTAAAATTTAAATAGTTACTCATTTTTATTTATCCTTGGACCTTGAAAGAAAATAGTTCATAGCATTAACAATTCCTTGTATATTATCTCCTAATTTTCCTATACCGGTATTACAACGATCACAGACCCAACCCCTAAAACTATCATTACCATGATCGTGATCTAATACCCATTTAATAGGTATTTTTTTACAACACTCACAAAACTCTGGTCTTGGTGGTGCTATTTTATGAAGACCACTCCTTACCTTGGAGTGTTTCTTTACGCACTTTTTACATCTAGTATCCAGATTGTCTTTATACATACTGTGCTTAGAAAAACTCCCCTTGTTTTTTCTTTTGCCACAATATGTACAAATTTTTCTACTCATATTAAGTGGAGGCGGGGGCATTGAAGCCCCGTGCTAGCAATACTTCATGATTTTGCCTACAAGTTTATTTTGTTCATAAGTTTTAAGAAAGATTAAAGTACAAACAACATTCATCTTTCCGTACCAACTAATCTCAGGCTAGAACCCGTTGGCTATTCTAGCAGCCGAAGGATTTTACATCAATCTTTTGAACGCTACCTTCATCGCTTTCTAAGATTGTTGCTACTATTTATTAAGCAGCAAGGGCTAACTGATTAGTGCCAGTTAAAGCATTTGGTAGACTTTTAAAGTGGCCCGTCCACCAACCACTACTTGCCAAATATCAATCTGTTATTGTAGTCGAAACCTTTCGCCCCCATGTATAAAATTATTCGTATTTAACCTTTTCAAGTCTCAAAAGTTCTTTTTTTATTTCACTATATTCTTGATCAGTAATCCAATGATTATTCTGTAGTGAATTCTCTAGCTTGTTAACACAATTAATCAAATGGAGATTATAACCAAGAGAAAGTAACAACGATCCAAAGAACAAAACAAAAAAACTCAATTTCCATATCGGCCTATTACACATTTAATGTTCCTTTTCTGATCATATTAAAGTATTCTTTTTGAGATATCCATATATCGTCGTTGATTGATCGCCCATTATCTATAATACTCCAAATCTTCTTTCTGCCACGATATGCCAATTTTAACCATAGACTTTCACCAGAGACATAACAAAGTCTCCTTTTGAGAGAAAGGTTAAGTGACCACTCTCTCAAATTCCCCATCATGTTCCAAAAAGATTTTTCAGATCCATAATTTGTTGTTCGCATCCTTGAATCTCTATCTCTATGTCTCTACACTTCTTACAATAGTCAGAATCAAAACGCTCTTTTAATTCATCTAGTTTAGCTTTTAGGCTTGTTATTTCTTTTAGAAGTTTTTCGTTTTGGTTTTGGTTCATCATCTTGAGTCTTTAAGGTTAATTCACTAGAGGATAGCCAGAAAATCATTTCATTTAGCTCATCATCCCAAGCACACTCCACCCTACCTTCGGCAGCTAGTTTTGCCAAACCAACATTATATATCCACATTCTAACTTCTTCAAAAGTTCTATTATAGCTATCTTCATCAATCAAAAAATTGCCATCCTCATCTTCACCTATGCAATTATTTTTAATCAAGTTAGTTGTTTGGACAATGCTGATAAAATCATCAAGATTTTCATGATAAAATTCTGTGAATGATAAAGCAGCATTTTTTCTAATGCTTTCAGCGTACCTATCTAAATCGCTAATAGAATAAATCTCGCTCATAATAATATACCCCAATTAGATAAATTTCTTAACTGTTTGATCTATTTTTTGACTACTTTTATCCAATAGTCTGTTCAAAGTTTTTTGCATAGTTTGATCTCCTCTAGGCAACCAACGACCATCTTCATAAAGAGCAGTAATAATCTGTGGAATCCAATGCTGATATGCTAATTCAAACTCTTCTGGAAAATATACTTTGAGTATTCTTTCTATATGATATAAGTTATTGACTATAGAATCTCTATGATCCAACAGATTATTTAGTTGGTCTTTTTGGGTTTTAGTAAAACCTCCTTCAAGACTCATTAGACAGTCTCCGTTTTAGGCTTGAGTTTCATCAGCTTATGCTTCGTTTTCCAAACTCCTGTTTCTTTATTTTGGAAATCCCTTCCCATATAAATATGACAGAAGCCGCTGGACTTGTCAAGACCATAAGCACGAATACCATTCTCATCTACCCCCTCAACAACAAAACGCCCTCTATATCCCATAGGAATAAATTCGCCCTTTGATACATAGTACGGTCCACCAGCAACCTTTATTCTCTCTCCCTTGACCAGAGTTTTCCAATCAACCTTTTGAATAATCTTTGTATTCTTAGCCTCTTTACTCTTGGGCTTAAATATGAAAATATGATCACACTTTTTGCAACAATATGCCCTTGGGCCAGTTGTAGTTCCGCAATCTGGACAAGCTTTTTTACCCTTACCAAGTCCCATCTTTAATCTCCTGTGAAGTGTAGTTGATACGCTCTAAGTATAACACAGTTATCGGAGTTGTCAAGGGGTACTCTTTAGACGATTCTGGATTTTTCAAACCTAGCACCAAATATACTTGAGGTTTTTAAATTATCCTGTAAGTTTGGACGCATAATCCTTTTCTGGAATAATGGTTAACTTACCGGGATCATAATGACAAAAATAACTATCATGAATACGTTTTTTTGCAAGACCTTCTTCTTCTATTTGAATATAAACATTAACTCTGTATCTGTTTTCCCACAATTTATTAATTTTAGTCATCAAATAATGCTTGGGCTTCGTTACCTGTTTAAAAAGCAAACTCTCAATTTCAAAATCCATTAAGTATTCTCCTCAAAAATCTTTTCAATATTAGTAATAAGTACCAATCTGTCTTTTTTACGACTATCGCTAACATAATAAGTATCACATGTGAATTCGTCACCAGTATTCGCATCATGAATTAATATCGGAGTATTCCACTCAAAAGTTCCAACAGCTTGTATATTGTTGGCTCTTTCATGAAGGAAAGTATAAAGATCGAGCCAAGTTATTTTATTCATCTGCTTCTCCTATTTGCTCTATCTAAAATACGAATAGTTTCTTTAGCATTACTAGGAACCATCACAAGTTGTGGTGCTGTTTTGTGATTAAAGTCCATGTACCCCACAGCACGATCCTCAACGCTACATTCTTTGCAAATAACTTTACGACCAGTTTCTACAAGAAATTCGTAACGGTCAACACCAACGCAATTTTTGCAATAAATACAATTCATAGGTAGCCTCCGTTTACGGATTATACCATACTCATCGGCATTGTCAAGCCGCCAACTCCAATCAAAGTTCCAAAACTATTGGTAAAATCTCCATCATCAGTACTATAATAAATAGTATCTAATCCTACAGCATTAAGAAGCTTACTACAATTCTCGCAAGGTTTACTTCCTAGTACAAGTCCTCTCCTGTTAATTCGCATAACAACAAGTGACCAATTAGGATCAATGGAATTATACCTATCAAGTAATTGAGATACAAGATGAGACTCAGCATGATAAAATGGATGTTCCTTATATTTGGGAAGATTGAAATTTTCACCTATTCTATAAGCACCAGTATGAGTTTTAATAGGATTATTTTGAGTGAATCCTATAAGCTTAGTACCATTAAAAGCAGCGGCAAAATGATAGCAACGAATTTCCTTACAAGGATTCCAACTATTGTATGCTTTCTTAATAGTTTTTTGAATTATCTTCATAAACTTCTCTGTTAGCGAGACTCTAGTATATCTCACTAAAAGGATTCGTCAATAGCATCTGGAACAGTTTGGAATCTTCCCTCAAAAAAGAAATAACATAAAGGCCAAGGAAGAATTTCCTTATGCACCTTATAATGGTGAATTTCAGAGTTTGTTTTAACCATAAAATGAGGAACCATAGTTCCCGGTCTTGTTCTTAATATTAGTCTTGGTTTATGATCTCTCTGTGTCCACAAGAGCATAACTGCTCCAGTAAAACAATTTCCATATTTCATAATAGCTTCCTTGCTATTTAGTCGTTTTTATTATTTTCATTATAAACTTCATTCAACTTTTTATTTACTTCATCCAAAATATAAATATCATCAACCATATTTTCTGGATAAATTTTAGGCAGCGGAATAATATTAACCTTTTTAGATCTTGGAGACTCTGGATTTAATGGTCTTGGATTAGGCTTATTAGGCTTATTCATAACTTTCCTTTTACTTAGAAGCTAACATATACAAACCAATATTGGCAAAGGCATAACCAGTATATGCTATAAGCATACCAATATTACCCCTATAGCCCTGCTCTATTGCAACATAGGCATATACAAAACCAGTAAAAATAATTAGCCAACTACTCATTAGTTTTTCTCTATAGGTATGTATCTAACCCCATTTTCGGACACTTGTTCCTTGCCTATAGTAAGCTTAGGGTCTGTTTTGATCAAGTTAATCATAGCTTGAGTATTAACACTGTCACTAATTACAATAGTTCCAACTTGGGACATAATTATATCCTTATTAAGAAAGTGTAGTTAAAAGTTCATTATATTCTGCAATTGCTAAATCCTTAGCTTTTAATTCCATGTCCACATCAAATTCTAAACCATAATTATCAAAAGCATTTTGAGGATAATCAGCATGAGCGCGAGGATTATTACCTACCCTACTTTCACTATAATGGAAAAGAGGTCTAGTTTGCCAAGTATCATAACACATATTAATCGCTTCACGTTCTGTGAGATTATTAGGATGACACTTATGATGCAAATAGTCGAAAGTAATAGGTATACGGGTAATTGGATGAAAAATATCTACTAGTTCTTTAACACTCCAACAATTAAGTTTGTCATCATTTTCTATTACGATGCGGGCTTGACAGTTTTCATCAAGCTTTTTAAAGTTGTTGTAAAATCTATGACTAATTTCTTCTCTTGTGCCATTATTGTTATGTACATGAAGATTCATAGGTGATCTAGTATCAGCCGGAAGTCCAATTCTGTCAAAGAAACTGCTGTAGAAGTTGAGTTCTGTGATTGTTTTCTCAACAACTTTTTCGTTGAGGCTTGACAAACTGTTAAATTCACTAGGATGAGCAGAAACACGAACATTAGTAGAGGAAATACTCTGTGCAATATTATCAAACTCATCTTGAATAGAGTCATAGTTAGGTAAATCTTCTAGATTAACATTTGCTGCGTCGTAAGTAATTAAAGGGAAAATATCACTACTAACACGATAAACATAATTATTTTCCGCACAAAACTGTATGGTTTTATCTGTAACCATTAGATTATTTTGAATTCTTGATCCAAGAATTTCCAATGCTTCTTCTCTAGGCAAAGAATTAAATCTTTTGAAAGTCATGGTTTGATGACCAAAACCTTGCTCCTTGAGTTTAAGAGAAATGCAGCAAAGACCCAGCCTATTCATAAAATGCTCCTGTGAATGGATTATATCCTTTATCGTCACTTTGTCAATACCAACTTGAGCATTTTTAGTATTCAGCCAACAGTGTTTGTTTCATAGATTGTGTTAGATTATTCTTATCTAAGTAATAGTTTAAATCTTTATGAAAGATATTTGGCATATTTTCTAGGACTCTTGGGGAATATATTGGATTTTTTGGTCTTTTTCTTAGTTCTCTATTTAAATGATAACTCCACAAATAAGCATTAACCGCCCGGATATATTTGTCAGTATCAAAATTTTCTATAGGATTATTTGCTACTAATTTTAGAACTCTTTTTTCACAATCGTGTTCTATTTCTAGAATATCATGCAAACTCTGATCTAATTGTTCATTTGTATATTCACAATCTTTAATATCTTCTGAGTATTTTAGTGATGGGAAACTAATCCAATCAAATAGAATATCATAGGTCAATATACTCTTATCCCATAATTTACGATCATGTTTCCACTGTAAAAAATGACAATACTCATGAATCAAAATTTCAAAACCCATGTGATGTTTCATAGCGACCACAAATTCTTCCTCACCTTCATCTGTGCCAAACCATCCACCATAACCATCAATGTTGTCCACATTTAATAGCTTAACGGAAAACTTGTGAGATAGTAATTCTTTTACTACTTTTAGTGTGAAGTCTAATTTGGTATCCATTAAACTAAAATGCCTTTATCATCTACCACAGAAAAAATCTTAACTACTTTTAGTTCCGGCTCAAAATGAGTATGAAAGTTTTTGATAGCTTCTTCTTTGGATGAAGTAAAAAAAGAACGATGTAAAATTAACATCTGTTTGTCTGTTCCATTTGTCTCTTTAAGTTGTCCAGTTACAATGAATTCTTTTTCTGCCATTCTAAAGCCTCCGATATAATGGGGAATTGAGTTTTAAAAATTTCTTTAGCTTCATTAGCAATAATCATATGTTCTTTTTGAGTTCCATGAGCAGACCTTAGATTAATATAATGAATCCATGATCTTATACTTCCGCTCATATAAAGTTTTGTTGGAGTGGCTAATGGCAATATAAATCTAGCACATTCTTTAGCTATTCCATCAGCTATCATACCATCATAAAGAGCTTTGCTTTTAGCAAAATGCTCACGAATTTTAGTATTCCACTTAACTCTTGTTTCATCGGTTATATCATCTATACTATTTTGTCTATTCTTAGTATCTTGGCGACGTAATTCAAATACTGGAATTTCTTCTGATAGCAATGAAGCATCAGCATATCTCTGTGAGAATTCTTGAAAAGTGAACGATCTATGTCGTAGAATTTGAGCAGCAATTCCTCTTGTAGTGTTAATCTCAAGAGTTAGAAATGCCATTTCAAATATGCTCCAATGGTGATGCTCTATGCAATACTTTAGTAATTTAGCATAGTTGTCGCTGTCTTGTCCTTTAGGGTTGCTTACCTTGGCACAATAGGCTATTAATTTTTCTGCATCTGGAGTTACACTGATTAGTTTTACATTCATATTTGATCCTCTGTATATGATATTTCAAATTCTTCTAATGGACAAAGTTCCTCATCCCAAAAACCATTTCTTAATCCTCGTCCTAGTATATGGCCCGCTTTAATCCAAACATTTTCGTAATTTTCTTTGGTCATTCTTTTCAGGGTTCTTCCCCAATCACAAACAGTAACATCAAAAACCTCTGTGCCACTATCAAACCATTCGTTATCTTTAGATATAAATTTAACGTACATTATTCTTATCTAGAAAAAGCTTAACTATTTTTTCCCACAATGGCTTAAAAAAATAAACAGCTACATAAGCTATAATACCGTTAATAGCCGATGCAACAAGTCCGGTCAGGGTTATAGTAACACATTGAATTTTAGAACGATTTGCCCCATCTTTCTGTTTCATGAGATATATCCTTTTCTAGCTGTTGCATTTTATATTCTGACTGATATGTTATATGTTCGTTATTTGTCATATGATTATATATAGCAAACGCTAATTTACTAACACTCGTTGTTGTTCCGTTTATTGATTCGTCATCTATTTTTGACCAATTATAGATGTATGAGTTTTCTTTATCTGTTTTGGATCTGTCAGCTTTATATCCATTAGTTTTGCACCAGCTTTTGATTTCTTTCCAAAGCATATATTTCCCTTTGTTTTTATCTTAGAAATAGTCTCATGTAATTTGCTTATAATTTGATCTATGTCTGATACTTGTTGTATTGTAAGATTATTTGATCGTAAACAATGATAACAGATATTTATTAATAGTTTATAATCTTGCTCATTCATTTTTGCATAGTCTCTTCATAGGCCATTTTCTTTTTAGATTCAAATCCCATAGCAAAACCCTGCATATAAACTGTCTTTAGTAATCTAAAATTTTCTCCGACAAATTCTCTATTATCTTTAGCCCACATAATGAAACTTTTTTCTTCATCGCAAATATCAGCTAGGTCTGGATGATAAATTTCATCAAACCATAGATAATGTTTTTGTAGTTCGCTATCTAATGCAATAAAAACTGGTGGTTTTGGATCGTAGCTATTATCTATTTTTGATATAATAAGCTCATCTATAAAACAATTTACCACCTTGTCTCCAATATTAAGCTTCATTGCTTGATCTAATCTCATGACCATAAACTCCCACGAATTTTAATTAATTCAATCAACATTTTTGTATCTTCTTTATCGTAATCATCCATGATCTTGGCTATTTTTTTATAGTAGCTTTTACCATCTTTTTCTTTGGTAAACACAGAGTCTGGATCAGTTCTATAGTCTCTATTCTTCCACCAGTTGTAAAGCTCTAATACTTTTTGAGATGATATTGCTTGGGCGGTAGGTTTGTTATAGTCTTTATGGTCAGGATTAATTCCATAATCTTCGTTCATCTTTAGTTGACCTGCCCAGTTTAGGTAATCCAATCCTGCCTCCGCACATCTGCCGCCGATAAATTTATATTTCTTCTCAGATTTCCATTTACTAAGATGAGCCAGTTCATCTTCCACATAAATTGTCAACTCATTAAAAAGACCGTGAAGTATTCTATAGTCAAGATCGTAATATTGTCCCGGCTTTAGTCCTGTTCTAAGATAGTGCATTTTATCAATAAAACGATTGCGAACATATACTTCTATGGTATGATAAATATCCATAGGTAGATTCACAATATCCTGCAAAAAATCTAATAGTTCTTCCGCCACCCAATATCTAAATGGGTGTTTTTGTTCTGATTCTTTTCTCCAAACTTCCCATTCATCCCATCCAAGAGCATAGGGTTTTTCAATGCCTCTAATCCAGTTAGCAAATTTGGAACAACTCCAATAATTGAAACGACTTCTTTTATTAAGTTTGAACATTATAGATCAATATTTACTCCATGATTATTAAGCAATCTATGAAACTCTGTTGTGATTTTTTCTAGAGCATCACTAGCATTTGTAAAATTATTGTCATATTTACGCCATGATCTTAGCTGTTGACTAAAGTCCCACAAACATGATTGCATTTTATTTGCTTGATTAATTACAGCGTATTGATACTGATCTTCTGGCAAAACTAATTCAAATATAACTTTCATAATGGAAAATAACTCTTTCCTTCTAGGGGATCTTTATCATAAGGATAATTAAATGGACCCAAAACTTTCCTTCTTTTTTCCTTAATAAAACCTAGCACTTCATTAAAACAAGT